ATGATATCCGGCTGGTCATGTCGCGCGGCGGGTCGGTGGAAGACCGGCAAGAGTTTATCAAGGCGGTCAACGACGCCTGGCAATCGACCGAACTGTTCAACGTCATAACGCCCGAATGCGTCTATCTGGACGTCAACGTGGTGGCGGTTCGGCGGGCGGCGACGGCCGACCGGGGGGCCAATTTGCTGTCGCTTGAACTGGGATTGCGCAAGGTGCGTCAGACGGCCAAGCTGACGTTCACCAGCACCAAAGACGCAGCCAGCGCCGGCCAGGTCAAAGACGGTAGCGTGCAGGCCCAGCCGACCGAACAGGGCATAGACCCGGCGGAGTTGCAGCCCCGATGAATTACACAATCCCGCTAGTCGCTACGCCTTCGCAAACCCTGACCGTGCAACTGGGCGGCCAGTCATGCCGCATCAATGTGCGCCAGCGTCGCACCGGGTTGTTCGTCGACCTTTACGTGCGAGACGTGCCGGTGTTCGAAGGGGTCAAGGCGCTCGACCGGTGCAAGCTGGTGCGGGACGCCTATTTGGATTTCACCGGCGAACTGTTCTTTGCCGACACGCAAGGAACAAGCGACCCTGATTACACCGGATTGGGCGGCCGGTTCCTGTTCATCTGGAGCGATGGCGCGGCATGACGCTGGTAAAGCGCAAAATCGACTTGGCGTTTCAACTGGGCACCGGCTCGTTTGGCGAAGACGGGTCGGATACGGTCGACATTACCGGCCTGCGAACGTCCGTCCAGATTACCGAAACCGGCGGCGTCCAAATGGCGGAACTGCAATTGCGCGTCTGGGGAATGCCGCTGGACACAATGCAAAAGCTGACCGTGCTGAACAAGCTGGCCTATGAGCAAGAGCGCAACAACACGGTCATCGTCAAGGCGGGCGACGACCAGACGGGAACGGCCGTCGTGTTCGCCGGGACAATCAAGGAAGCATGGGCCGACGCCAGCAACGCCCCGGACGTCGAATTTATCGTGTCTGCATTTTCGGGCTTGCTGGCCGCCGTCAAGCCTGTCGCCCCAACCAGTTTCAAGGGACCGGTTGACGCTGACGTGTTCTTTGCGAGCCTGGCGCGCCAGATTACCGAAGGCGGCCAGCCGACGCCTTACGGGCTGGAAAACAGCGGCGTAACGGGCGTGCTGGACAGTCCATACTATCCGGGCACGGCGCTGGAGCAAATCAGGGCGGGCGCGCGGGCGCTCAACTGCAACGCGGTTCTGGACAGCGTAAAGCGCGTGCTGGCCATCTGGCCGGCGGGCAAAGCGCGCGGTGAACAGGTCGTGGACTTGTCGCCCGAAACCGGCTTGGTCGGCTACCCCCAGTTCACACAGAACGGCATAGCGCTGACGACGCTTTACACCCCGTCGCTGACGTTCGGACAGGCCATAAAGGTCAAGTCGGCACTGGGCGCGGCAAACGGGACGTGGACGGTCGCCGCCGTTCAACATAGCCTTGACGCTGAAATCCCCGGCGGTCAGTGGTTTACGCGTGTCGAATGTGGCTTGCTGGGCCAGACCGCGCCCGTCATCGGCACGCCATCATGAGCGAGAACAAGCAAGCGTTCACCGGCATGGCCGGTCTAGCCGACGCCAATGGCGAGTGGAACAAGCTGCAATTTGCCATCCGTCAGGTCATGAACCGGATGGCCACGACCAACTTGGTTCAGGTCAAGGCGGTGGAGGAAACACCCGACGGCTGGACGGTCGACGTCCAACCCATGGTCGCCCAGGTCGACGGCGCGGGCAACGCGGTGCCGCACGGGGTCGTCCACAATCTGCCCGTCTGGCGCGTGCAGGGCGGGACGTCGGCGGTCATCGTCGTGCCGGTCGTGGGGGACATTGGAATTGCCGTCTTTGCGTCGACCGATATTAGCGGCGTCAAGCGCGCCAAGGAACCGACCACGCCAGGCAGCGGGCGGCGGTTCGACTGGGCTGACGGCATGTACCTAGGCGGAATCCTCAACGCCTTGCCAAGCCAGTTCATCCGCATGGACGAAACGGGGATCACGATCACCGCGGGGGACGGCCTGCCCGTGACGATCAACGCGCCCGGCGGGCTCAACATTATCGCGCCCACGACGGCGTTTACAGGGGACGTCACGGCCACCGGCGACCTGACGACCGGGCCGGGCTCGACATTCAACGGCAAGTCGTTTGACGAACACACGCATGGCGGCGTCCAGACAGGCAGCGGGACTAGCGGGCCGCCTTCCTGACCCGGCATTCCCCTGATGACGTGAAGGTGCGGCCGTTGCTGGCGGTGGTCTGACCGAACGCGCGGTTGTGGTCGACCGATAGCATGGAAAAGCCACCGTCACCGTCCTGGCGTATCGCCACCAAGCCGCCACGGTTGCCCGAAACGACGCGGTAGGTCGTCCGATAGGGCACGACGTCATGGGGCTGGCTGACCGCATCTGTCACCAGCACCGTGCGGGGCGCCGGGGAATAAAAGGTCAAGTCGTGCCGGATGGGCGACCCGCCTTCGTGGACGATGCACGTCATTGACGCGATGGCGGCCGCGGCTAGGGTTGCGAGCATGACAGATACTCCATTACGCCTTGGATGAACTCTTGCGCGAGCGGCGCGACGATGGCGTTACCATATCCGCGCAAAGCGCCCACACGGTTGGGAGCCCCATTAACCAGCGGGGATGTTGCGGGTTCAACTGGCCGCCACTTTCCATCGCGGCATCCGAGCCAGTCAGCAGCAGACCAGAAGCCGTTAGTCGGGCCGGGCCGTCGGTCTTGCAAAAGTCGACCGTCTTCCGGCTGCTGTCCGTATTGCCAGCCGGGTTGTAAGTGTCCGTCCCCGCATTCCCGGCCATTGGTGTCGGCCAGCCCGCTAAATCCGCTTGAACTTCGATCGGGGTGCCCATCCTCCGGCCGTGCTTCGCTTTGACTTTCTGTTGCCGTGCTTCGTGACTTTCCGCCGTATCCCCGGATATCTGAGCGCGGGGAGTTTGCCACGACGCCAAATACGCTTGGCGCGGCAACTGGTCGCCCCGGCTCTTGCCTTCCCGTTGTGCCGTCATCCCCGGCGTATCCTTCCAATCTCGCGTCGTGGATAACGCCCACGACGCGAGATTTGCCGCACCCGGTAATCTGTCCATCCCTTGCCCCGGGCCGCCCTTCGGGCCATCCTGCGCGCAGGGCGTGGGCCACCCAGAAGGTTCGTTGTCGGATATGCGGCGCGCCGACGCCCGCAGCGCATAAATCGAACGCCCCGAAGGCATGTCCCGACGCTTCCATGTCAGTTTGAACAAGGTCGAGCCAAGCGAGCCCATCCTTGCTTGAAACCTGTTCGCCAAAAATGACGTCAGGTCCGCACTCGCTGATAAGGTGGTGCATTGCTGGCCATAAATGCCGCTCGTCAGCAAACCCGCCGCCTTGGCCTGCCGCGCTGAAAGGTTGGCAGGGGCAACTACCCGTCCAGACTGGGCGTTCATCCGGCCACCCCGCCCCCCGTAGGGCGTGTGACCAGACCCCGATGCCCGCGAAGAAATGGCATTGCGTAAATCCCCTTATGTCGTTTGGCGTGACGTCTTCTATCGACCGGCGGTCAACTTCGCCGGGCGCGATGGCTCCGACCAAGATAAGGTTCTCCAGCCATTCCGCTGCGAACGGGTCGATTTCATTGTAATATGCGGTCATAAAACGGCTCGGCCTATGTCAAACGAAATCGTGGCGTCTATACCCGTCCCCTTCGCGCCAAGGAAAGAATAGCGGTCGTCTTGTTCGTCAACCAGTGTGACGTTGCGTAGGCAGATAGATACCCGATAGCCCATTTTACCCGCTTCATAAATGGCAGTTGAAAGTTCTTCGGCTCTTGCACGCAGAACCGCGGCGTGTTGCTGGGCGGTTTCGTATCTAGGGTCGGTCATCGGCTGTGTTCCTTAGTCATTTGCGCCAACTTAGCGAGATGTTGACGGCGCCGTCAATACCCTACGCACAAATAATTTGCCGTGCTACAGTGCCGCCTATGGCCACGACCCTCCTACTTGACCGCGACGACTGGGACTTGTGCCTAGACGCGGCCGGCAACATCGCGTTGGCGAGCGAGCCCTATAGCCAGGCGCAAGACGCGGCCAGCGCGTGCCGGGTGTTTCAGGGCGAAGCATACTACGACACGACGCTTGGCGTCCCCTATTTCTCCGACGTGCTGGGCCGTTACCAGCCGACCCAAATTCTTCGTGCCCGGATGCAGGAAGCCGCGTTGACGGTGCCCGGCGTGACGGACGCAACCGCCGTGCTGGTGACGCACCCCA